AGAGGAGGTTTCTGACGACGTAGAAGAGACCGCCTCTAGTGCGCCGGAAACGGAGCCTGATGACAATGCTGAAGAATTGGAGTCTTACAGTAAGGGTGTGCAGAAGCGCATCTCTCGCTTGACTGAGAAATTCCGCAAGGAGGAGCGTGATCGCCAAGAGGCAGTTCGCGTGGCCCAGCAACTGCTCCAAGAGAAACAAAACCTAGAAGGCCGCTTGAAGCAGCTGGATAGTGGTTACCTCAACGAGTACGGTGCACGGATCGAGGCTCAAGTTACCTCCGCCCGTCGCAACTATAAAGATGCGTATGACTCTGGCGACACCGATAAGATGATCGAAGCGCAGGAGGCTTTGGCCCGTGCGACTTCTGACAAGGATCGTTACGAGCTAGCCAAGCAACGCGCAGACCAGCGTTTGCAGGCCCCTGCTCCACAACAGCAAGCGCCGCAGTACGCTCAACAGCCTCAGCCTCAGCCTCAGCAGCAACAAGCCCCTGTACAGGTTGACGCAAAGGCGCAGAGCTGGGCTGAGACAAATACGTGGTTTGGTCAGGACGAAGTCATGACATACGCCGCGTTTGGAGTTCACCGTAAACTTGTCGAAGAAGAGGGGTTTGACCCACAGAGCGATGAGTACTATAGTGAGATTGACCGCAGAATGCGTTCGGAGTTCCCGAACAAGTTCCAGACGGACAAGAAACCGGGGAGGAACCAGGTCGCACCTGCTGGCTCTTCTGCATCCCGCAGCACTAAATCAGGGCGTAGGACCGTGAAGCTTTCACCGTCGCAGATCGCAATTGCGAAACGGCTGAACGTCCCTTTGGAAGAATATGCCAAGTACGTGAAGGATTGATCTGATGACTGATAACAAACGAGCTCCACGAGCAACTGAGACCCGCGAACAAGAGTCGCGCAGAAAACCATGGGCGCCGCCCAGTCACCTTGAAGCACCTGCTGCCCCTGAGGGCTATGTGCATCGTTGGATACGAACAGCTATGCGAGGCGAGGAGGACAAAATGAATGTCAACGCCAAGCTCCGCGAAGGATGGGAACCTGTCCGCGCTGATGAATATCCAAACTATCACGTTCCTGTGATTGACTCTGGTAGTCACGCAGGTGTGATTGGCCAAGGTGGTCTGATGCTGTGCCGCATCCCTATCGAAACTGCCCAAGAAAGATCCGCGTATTACGGGACCCGGACCCGCGAACAGATGCAGGCTGTCGATCAGGACCTAATGAAGGAGTCACATCCTTCAATGCCGATTCAAAACAATCGGCAAAGTCGTGTATCCTTCGGAGGACGTGGGTCTTCCGATTAATTGAAAGCTAAAGGAGCTGTCAAATGGCCAATACAAATGGCGCATTCGGTCTTCGTCCCATTGGAAAAGTGGGTCAGAATACCAACAGCACTGGTGCAACTGAGTATCGTATTGCTGCAGGCAACACGAACGCAATCTATCAGGGCTCTCCTGTCATCCCTCTCGCTGCAGGTGTCATTGACATCGTCGGTGCGGCTTCGGGTGGTACAGTAGGTCTGTTGGGTGTGTTCGCGGGCTGCGAATATGTTTCCTCTACCACTGGTGAAACAATCTTTTCTAACAGCTGGCCCGGTTCGGGTGCAGACACAAACTTCCCTGTGAAGGCGCTCGTCTATGACGACCCAATGCAGCAGTTTGTGATCGCGACGTCTAACGTCGTTGCTGGGGCTGACACCGAAGCAGAAGTACGTGCTGCAATCTTTGCAAACGCAAACATGGCGCTTGCTACTGGCGGCACAGCTGCAACTGGTCTGTCCACTGCTACGTTGGATCTGAACACTATCGCCACCACAAACACATTGAACCTGCGCATCATGGGCATCCAAGAGGACCCCGATAACGCAGACTTCACTGTAGCTGGTATCCCTGTAATCGTTCGTCTGAACAACCACTTCAATTCCGCCAACGGCGCGATTGCTGGCGGTACTGTTTCGACGACAGGCGTATAAAGGAGGGCTGAAACATGGCTATTTCACGCGCACAACTCGCGAAAGAGCTGGAGCCGGGTCTTAACGCCCTCTTTGGCATGGAGTATGGTCGGTACGAAAACCAGCACTCCGAAATCTACACCACTGAGTCTTCTGATCGAGCATTCGAAGAGGAGGTCATGCTGACCGGTTTTGGGGCAGCACCGACTAAATCTGAGGGTTCTGGCATCAACTTTGACGAAGCTGGTGAAGCATACACTGCTCGGTACAACCATGAGACTGTTGCGTTGGCCTTCTCTCTTACAGAGGAAGCTATCGAGGACAATCTCTATGACCGTCTGGGTTCGCGTTACACACGCGCTCTCGCACGTTCAATGGCTCACTCCAAGCAGGTTAAAGCTGCAGCCGTTCTGAACAACGCCTTTACTGGTGGTGCTTCAGCGGGTGGTGACGGTAAGGCGCTTTGTGCGACTGACCACCCACTCTCCAACGGCGGTTCGTTTGCTAACGAACCATCAACTGCTGCCGATTTGAACGAAACATCTCTTGAAGATGCTTTGATCAACATCGCTGGTTTTGTTGATGAGCGTGGCATGAAGATCGCTCTTCGCGGTTTGAAGCTTATTATCCCACGTCAGCTGCAATTTATTGCAGAGCGTCTGATGGTATCCAATCTTCGCGTTGGTACAGCAGACAACGATGTGAACGCAATCCGTTCAATGGGTATGTTGCCTGACGGTTATACCGTCAACGACTTCCTGACGGATCCAGATGCGTTCTTCATCAAGACTGACGCACCTCGGGGCTTCGTACACTTTGAGCGCACACCTTTGTCAACCGGCATGGAAGCCGACTTCGACACAGGCAACATGCGCTTTAAAGCACGTGAGCGTTACAGCTTTGGTTTTTCCGATCCGCGCGCGGTATTCGGTTCACCAGGCGCTGCATAAGCCTAGTCCTCCCATTAGGCATTGTAGCTGGGGCGATCTTCGGATCGCCCCTTTCTTTTTGTTTTATTCTTCTGTATTGTTTAGGCATCCCTGACAGTCGCAAGGTGCGGCTGACATTTACCTAGACAGGAGATCGACATGGGTACGACTACTTTTTCTGGTCCAATTAAAGCTGGAACCATCAAAAATACTACGGGCACTACACTTGGAAGCGATGTTGCAAATGTCGGACAAGTTGTAATGTCTCAGACATTTGCCGCAAGTTTAGCTGGCGGTGCATTAGCTGCGTCTGTAACTGACGTTGTTATTCCAGCAAACTCACAGATTATTGACTGTGTGATTGACGTTATTACCGCGGCAAGTGGTGCAACTAATCTGAGCGTTGGTGACACCGTAGGCGGTGCTACATCTATCCTTAATACTTACGCTATTGGAACAAGCGCAGGTCGCAAATACCCGACCACTCAAGCGGGTGCAGCATTAGCATGGGAAGATACAGGTTCTGCTGATATACGTCTGACCGTAACAAACTCTGCCGCTACAACTGCGGGTGAAGTTCGTGTTACTATTCTGTACGCTCAGAACAACAACCTCGCTTAATAGGAGGCTTTTATGGCAGGTCCAGTAACCGCATATAATTGGGTTCAAGGCACAACGGCTGCGATTGTTGGGCCTTCCCGTTCTCGTCTCCGTCAGGTAGTTATATATGCTGCCGCAGCGGGCGCGTTCACTCTTAAAAACGGTGGCGCATCTGGGAGCACTTTGCTTACGCAGACGTTCCCTACGGGGCATCACGTTATGAACATTCCTGATGATGGCATTATTGCCACTGAAGGTGTTTATGTCTCGGCCTTTACGGGCGCGGCTAACCAACTTACGATCATCTTGTCGTAGGAGGTTTTAGTGGCTTACGACATCCGGTCCATAACACAGGTCGGAACATCTGAGCCGTTTGAGCTTCAGGTGTCCAGGGGTCAAGTCCCTGGACACTACCGCGTACATAAGTTCGGTTTCAACGCTCCAATCAATGAGATAGAAGAAACCATTTGGGACGTTGGCGCACTATATGCTTACCCGTCAGCGGCGGCAAAGATGACTGCAACAAGCACAGATGGTGCTAATGACGAAGACGTTCAGGTGACGATCCAGGGCTTGGACTCGGACTACAATCAAATATCTGAGACAGTAACCTTGAATAACAGCGGCACTCAGGAGACCAACTCTTTCTTCCTGCGCGTGTCCCGGGCTTTTATAGAAGGCTCTCAGGAGCCTTCTGGTACGATAAACATTACCAACACTGGAACAACGTATGCTCGTATAACGCTGGGGGAGAATCAAACTCTCATGTGCGTTTGGACAGTTCCCGCTGGGTATACGGCGTATCTTTTTCAAAAAGATGTTACTTGTCTTACTGAGG